ATATACATCGACACGTCAGGCCCGACGATCGGCGAAAGGATCTGTGTGTTCGAAGCGGAAAACCAATAGCCGGAGGCGATGTCGGTCGCCGCCTGGCGCGCCGCCACGAAGGTCGAGAGCGCGTGCCCAGACAGGTTGCCGGTCTGGGTGGCCTGCGCCGGCGATCCCTGCGCGTTGATCGTGACGCCGGTCGGGGTGACGACGCCCGCCACCGAATAGGTCTCGGTCGGGAAGCACAGCACCGCGCGGTTGCTGGAGGTGTCAAACACCGTTCCGGACACGCCGCGGTTGGCGATCGCCTGCGCCACGGTGACGCCGGCGGCCGAGTCCTCGTATGCCATCGCGCGGATCGCATTGGCGAGCGTGGTCATCGCCGACGCCACGTCCAGGTTCCACGCATAGCCCGGCGCGATCAGCAGCTTCGGCCAGAAGCCGAAGGTGTTGAAGCATGTCAGGAAGGCCTGCATGCCGGTGTAATTGCCGCCGGACACCGCGCCGATGATGTCCGCGTCCGCCACCTTGGACGGATCGCAATAGGAGAACGCCAACAGAAGCTGCTGCCCGAGCGACAGCGCGCCGCCGGTCTTCGCGAACAGGCACCCGTTCACGTAATCGACGGTGTAGTCAGTGTTCTCGACATAGGTCGTGCTGCCGGCGGCGTTCTTCACCACCACGGTCGACGCCGGGCCGGCGAATGTCATGGTGAAAGCCGCGCCGAGGCCGGACCCACTGGTGGACGCCTGCTGCACCGGGCTGGCGGGGACGGCAGAATAGCTGCCGGCGTTCGCGATGGTCGCGGTCAGCACCCCGAACACCGCCGAGTTGAAGGACGCGCCGCTGCCGGCGCCCGTCGTGCTTCCCTGCGTGAAACTCGCGCTGTTGACGGTGTAGCTGCCGCGGCTTGCCAGGGCGATGGTGTTGACGCCCATCACCACCGACAGCGCCGCGCCGGTCAAACCCGCGCCGGTCACCGGCTCATCGGTGAGCGTGGCGGGGTTGACCGCGTAGCTGCCCGCCACGGCGATCGACAGCACCGCGGTGACCGCGCCGCCGGACACGGTGACGGAGGCCTGGAATTTCGTGCCGGTCCCGGTGGTGCCGGTCACCGTCTGCGTGCCGTTGGTGCCCCCCGACCCGCCGCCGCCGGATGCCACGGTCGCCGAAACGACCTTCGTCGTGGCCACCGTCACCTGGCCGGCGACGGTCTCGGTGCCGCCCGACAGCGTGATCTCGTCGCCGGGGACATAGGTGATGCCCGCGGCGTTGACGGCGAGTGAGACGATCTGCGTCGTCGCCACCGTCAGGATTGCCGCGGCGGTGAACGTGCCGCCGGCGAGCGTGATGGTGTCCGCCACCGCGTAGCTGTGGCTGGGCGTGCCGCCAGGTGCTGCGACGGCGTCGACCGACGCGGTGGCGACCGGCGTGTTGGGCAGTCCCGGCCCGATCAGGCCCATGTGGCCGAGCGACACCGCCTGCGGCCCGCTGGCCGGCATGATCGCCGTTTGCGCCGCGACCGCGGTGTTGTGCACCAGCGGATTGAACACGTTGACGACCAGCGTCTGGCCTGGCCCTTCGTTGCCGATTATCGACAGCGCGGTCGGGATCGAATAGCCCTGGACGCGCGGGCCGAACTGCGCCGCGTCGCGCGAGCCGTTCACCAGTACCGGAACGTTCGGCATCGGCGCCGTGGTGCTGGCGACGGTCAGCCACTCCGGAGCGGTGCCGACCAGGCCGATTACCGCGGAACGCACTACGCTGACGGGATAGCCGCCCACGTTGCTTTCCAGCGTCTCGACGCCGTGCAGGAAGGATGCGGCCACTGTGCGGCTCCTAGTTTGTCGGGTACAGCGGCGCGCGGCCGCCGGTCGCTGTCGCGGTCACCACGTCGGCCGCGCTGTAGGTGACGTGCACCATGGTGCCGTCGTCGGCGATCGCGCTGCCGGGCACCGTGCTGATGACGCCGTTCGGGCCGTTGACCACGTAGTCGGCGCCGGCCTGGTAGATCCAGCCGTTGTTCGCGTCGGTCAGGGTGACCGCGCTGATGTTCCGCGCGGGCGTGCCGATGACGCCGCCGGCGAAGGTCAGCGTCACGGGGCTTCGTTGCTTCGGCGACTGTCCGGCGACCTCCGCCGCGATCGCCAGTTGCAGGTTCACCAGCGCGTACGCCGGCTCCTGCTTCGGGCGCGTGGTCGGGACCTTCAGCCGCATGTCGTACAGCCACACGCCGCCCTCGGCGTCCTGGCCGCCGAAGGTCTCTTCGGTCAGGTAGGCATTATGGCAGCCCGGGATTTGGAAACCGGTCAGCGCCGCTTCGATCGCGTCGATCAGCGCATAGACCGATCCTGCGCCGGTCAGCGCCCAGGCCGTGGTGCGCGCCTCGACATGGATCGAGAATTCGACGTCGCGACCTTGCACCATGCTGTCGGTCGACCTGGGTGCGGTCAGGCGGGTCTCGCGGTAGCGCACCAACACGAACGCGATGTCGCTGCCCTGCCACCAGGTGTCGAGGTCGAAGTCCGGATAGCTGTAGACAGAGATCGGCAGCGCAGGACTGGCGCCGGCAAAGAAGCTGACGAGCTGCGCCGCGACCGCGTTCTGCATCGCGCCGATGTCGAGCGCCGCCGCAGGCGTGAAGGTGCGGCCCGCCCAGGCCGTCGGGTCGACGGTAACCGGAATGCCCATGATGTCACCGGCTGTGGGGTAGGACCATGTCGATCGAAAAGCGCTGCGTCGCGATCGAGTTCAGCTCGCTTGGCGGGGTGATGACCTGCCGCCCGGCGATCCAGCACTTCTGCACCAGGCCGCCCAGCGTGACGCTGGCGGTGGCGTCGGCCATCGCGTTGACCGCGTCCTCGACGCTGTCGGCGAGATCGTTGAACGCCGCCGTCATCGTGGTATCGGTGGCGTCGCCGATCGTGGTCAGCGTGTAGACGTACAGCCGCGCGGTCAGCGTGACGCGGGCCGGCAGCGCGATCTTGCTGCGGTCGTAGTCCTCCATCGCCTCGACCAGGCAGAAGGCGGGCCAGGTCGCGTATAGCGGCGGTGCCGAAACGTTGAGCTGCCGGCGGGAGGCGAATTGAAAGCCTGGCGCGGCGGGCGTCAGCAGGGCGGTGCGCAGCGCGGTGTAGAGTGCCGCGTAGATGGGTTCGCGGCCGAGCGCCATGTCACAGCACCGCGTGTGCGCCGCGCTGCACGGCAGCGGTAAGCTCTGTCTCGATCGTCGGCCGCATGCGCGCGAAGGCCGGACGGGCGAAGGGCCGCGCCGGGATCGTCACGCTGCGCACCAGCTTGAACAGCGGCACGGCCTCGTTCTCGCCGCGGCTGCCGCTCCATTTCGCACCGAAGATGATGCCCTTCTCGATGAACGTGTAGCTGTAGCCGGCCGAGGTCGCATCGCGCGGGGCGAACCGCGCCACGCCCGCCGGCGTCAGCGCGGCCGCCAGCGGGACCGCGAGGTACTGGCCGTGCGTCGGCACGATGGTTGCGCCGTCTTCCTGCGCCCGGGCATACGGCAGACCCTGCCCGATCAGCGTCGTGCCGGTGACAGTGCCGCTGGTGTGCTTGACGCCGCCGCTCTGGACGCTGTTCACCAGCGCGCCGGTACGGCGGTGCAGGCCGGCGGTATCGATTTCCCTCTTGACCGCGCGCGCCACGTCGAAGGTCAGCTTGAGGACCGTCTTCGTGCCCTCGGCCCGGATCGACGGCGTGAGCAGCAGCAGCGACCGGCGTAACGCGGCGTCGCCGGTGACGGTGACTTCGCCGGCGGCCATGCGCTATGCTCCCCGGACCGCTTCGACACGGCATGATGAAAAGCGGCGGTCGGTCGCTCCCGTCAGGGACACGGCGCCGCCCGCGGCCGGCGCGCTCACTGCTGTCGTCGGAAGCCGCCGGCCGCCCCTATTCCTGCACCGGTGCCGCTGACGACGAACTCTCGTTTCCAGCAGGGCCGACCGGGATGAAGTTGTCCTCCATGCCGATCTGGAACTGCGGGCTGACCCGGTCGATGTTGGCTTCCTGCGCCAGCTTGTCGGCGACCGAGATCCCGCCGGCGTAGGCCAGGCCGCCGCCGCGGGCGACCGCCATGTTGTCGTAATGCGCGCCGCGCGACTGGTAGGCCTTGGCCTTCGAGGAATACAGCGTGCGGATGTCGCCGGTCACACTGTCGGCCAGGCGCGATAGCTGCGACGCGATCGCCCGGCAGCAATTGGCCGCGGCGCGCCAGATCGATTTGTCCAGCGTCAGGAAGAGCTTGATCTCTTCGTCCTGGAGTTGCGGATCGTTCGGCAGCGTGTCGCCGATCAACAGCCGCACCTGCTGATAGGGCTGCGTCGCGATGGTCGCCGGATCGTAGGACCAGGTCATGCGTCGCGCCATTTCCCGTTTTCGATGAAGCCGTGCGCGCAGCCTCCGCAATTGATCGACGGCGAGAACGTCGGCGCCGCACGGTCGCCGTTCCACTCCCAGGTGCGGTTTGCCGGTTTGTAGCCCTCCGGATTGCCGCGAAGGACGAAGTCGCCGCACATATAGCCGTCGGCTCGCTTCGGGCATTCGAACCCAAAGAAGGTCGGCTGCACGTCGGGCGGACAGTCGTCGAGGGTGCCGTCGAGGAACTCGAACTTCATGGCGACACCATCCGCGCGGTGGCGACGTCGACCGCAAGCGCCGTGCCGCCCGCGTAGGTGCCGACCGTGGTGTATTTCACCCGCAGCCTGCTGCCGACGATCCCGTCCTTCGCGGTGTTCGCCGCCAGCGTGCCGTCGGTCGGCGTGTATTCGGTGGTGACCGGCGTCAGCGACGACAGGTTGAACAGGAACCGCGCCGACGCCGTGGTGAAGTGGAAATTGCAGACGTCGGTCCAGGTCGTTCCGCCATCGACGGAAGTCTGCACCCAGGCGTCGGCGCTCGTGCCGCCGCTGCCATAGGTGAAGTTGCCCTGGACACAGAGGTTGCGCGGATCGCCGGCGACAAATTCGAACACCGCCCCGAGCTGCGCGGCCTGCGCCGTGGTGACCGGAATGGACAGCAGGGAAGGCATGGCTGGGTCAGGCCATCGAGTATTCGACGACCAGCGTCGCGGCGCCGACGGCGGTCGCAGTGCCGGTCTGCGCGATGCGCACGAACAGGTTGGGCGATCCGGCGGGCGCGGCCAGGAACGCTGCGGCAGCGGTCCCGACAAAGGTCAGGCCGTAGACGCCGATCGCCTTGACCGACACCGCCGCCACGTATTGCGCCCCGCCGGCGGCGTTGCCGATCGAGACCTGCGCGTCAGTGCTCGCGGTATAGGCGGTCGTCGTGTAGACCGTCAGCGCGGCGATGGTGGCCCCCGGCGGGATCGACAGGGTGAAGTCGGTGTTGGCCACCGCGGTGACCGGCAGCGCCAGGCGCACCACCGACTGGACCTTGCCGGCGATACCCGTGGTCTTGTCGACGATCCCGCCGCTGCCCAGCCAGATTGCCGCGGCCGCGATTTTGCCCTTGACCCGTTCCTGAAAACCGGTGGCCATGCCGCCCTCCTAACTCGTTACGGCGCGCGTGCGCGGCTTCGCGCTCCGGCCCTCGCCTGCCTCCAGCTCGCGGATCCGCTCGGCCTGCGCCGCGACCTGTGCGCGCAGCGCGAGGACCTCGTCGTCGTCGCGTTCGGTCGGCCAGGGTTCGATCGTGCGATTGTCGATCAGCGCGCGCAGGTTGGAGATCGGCATCGCGCGGAGCTCCTCCGCGGTCAGCGTCGTGCCGGCGAGCAGTGGCGCGAGCGTGCCGCGATCGATGCGCCTGCGCACGATGGCGCCGCCGTACTGCGCGGGATCGATGCGCATCTACGAAACGATCCCGGAGAAGAAATATCCAAGCGAGGTCGCGACCGACTTCATGTCGAACGCCATCTCGCCCTCGGTGCGGATCGTCTCCAGGCCCAGCCACGGCAGCGGGATCTGTGCGACGCGCACGCCCATCGTGTTCAGCCCGGTGAATCCGCGCCAGGCGAAGGTGTAGCCGGCGCTGGGAATCATCAGCCCTGGCTCCGGCGCGGTGTGGCACAGCAGCGCGTTCTTGCCGTTCACGAACGAATACGCCCCGGTCGCGCCCTGCGCCGCCGTGTTATAGACCGCCTTCGACACCAGCACCCGCTCGACGTCGAACGCGGCAGCCAGCAGGTCGGGGGTGATCTTCACCGCGTCCGCGCGCGTGGTGTATTTGATGCGGTCGATGACCAGCGGGTGCTTGCGCAGCGCCTGGTAGACCGGCCAGGTCAGCACCAGCGTGTTCGCCTCATAGCCGTTGGTCTGCAACACCGCTGTCTGGCCGTTCGCGATGTCGGTGAACGGATCGCCGTTCGCATCGTCGTTCCAGTAGATCGTCTGCGTTCCAGACGGCGCGCTGGCGACGCCAGTGACGTCGGTGCCCCACAGCCCGGTCTTCATGTAGTTCGTCGCCCAGACCCGCTCGCGGCGGATGAGCAGCTTCTGCATGCAGAACTTGGTCACCGCGACGTCGAGATTGACCGCCGGGTCGGCGTTATTCCGGGTCTGGCTGCCCAGGTCCTTGTGGTAGGCCCAGACCAGCGCGGCATAGGTGCCGTTGTGGTCCAGGTTGAAGCCGCCGCCCGCCGACTCCGTCGCGTCGGCGCGCTGCTGCGCCTCGTCGCGGAAGAAGTCGTCCTTCGAATACGTGTAATAGACGTCGGTCTGATGTTCGACCGGCACGATCGGGAACGCATCATCGGCGATATAAAACGACTCATCCTGGATGAAGGCGACGCTGATCATGGTCAGCGCGGCCTGCACGTGCACCTGACTGATCGTCGGTTCCGGCATCGGAGGGCTCCATCAATGGGATGCGGCGCCATCACGACGCTGCTGTCGTCTTGCCCAAGGACCAGGGAAGGGCGGCGGCTGTCAGGTGACGGTGGTGCCGCCACTCAGGTCGAAGGATCGGATCAGTAGCTGCCGAAGTTCTGGATCAACGCCTCGATGATCACGCCGGCCGCGGCGGCGTTATTCAGCGCGATGCCGACCGCCCAATGACCCGTGGTGTGGGTGATGCCGCGGCCGTTGGCATCGGTCATCAGCACATCGCCCGCCGTGATCGTGGCGCCGGCGACGATCTTGCTGCCGCCGAGGAACCGCACATCGGCCGCCTGCCCGATGGTGGGCGTGTTCTGGATGATGCCGGCGATCGGCACGTTGGCGCCCGCCAACTTCATCGTCAGGTCGGCGGTACTGGACTGCACAACCGCAAGAAACTGACCGGTGCCACCCGGACCGTCGAGCGCCGCAGCGGAGGAAAAATCGTCGCCGGCGAGCGCATAGCCGAGATTGAGGCCCGGGCCTTCGACTGCCATGTCACATCTCCATCAAACGGGAAGGCCCGCGCGTCGCTCGCGCCGGCAACGATTGGCGCGGGCGTTACGCCGCCGCACCCATCCGGGCGCGGGCAGCGACCCGGTCGCGCTTCGCGATGTCGTGGTTCGCCGGGTCCTGGTACGCCTTGGCGTAGGCCTGCTCGATCGTCAGCTTCGGATCGGCCTTCCGCAGCTCCTGCGCCTTCGCCATGATCTCGTCATGCGCCGTCGCGCCGGTTTCCGCGCCGGAGCCGCCGAACTCCTTGAAGAAGCCGGCCGCGCGCGCCTGCTCGGTCGACGCGCCGATCTTCTGGAGCAGCGTGTCGATCGCCGCCTTGTCGCCGGCATACGCCTTCTGCAACGTGACCGCGCCCGTGGCGCCCAGGCCCAGCTCGGTCGCGCGCTTCTCGAAGCCGACCAGCTCGTCCCGCTTGGTCAGCTCCTCGATCCGCTTCTGCATGCTGACCACGGTCGGGTCGGCTGCCACCCGCTTGGCGACTTCCTCGGCGATACGCTTTTCGGTGTCCTCGGCCACGGGGTTCTTCTCCATGTGAGCGTCGCGTTCGCCCGGCTCCATGTCGGCGAACTTGTCCTTCTCCTCGGGCGACATCGTGTTGCCGCGCGCGGCCACGTAGCCCTTGTGCTTGTCGGACATCTTCAGCACGGCGAGCTCGCGCAGCGCCTTGGCGAGCTTCTTCTCGGCCGGCTCCTCGGCGCCTTCCTTGGTCGCCGGGTGGTCCTTCATATGCGCGTCGCGCTGCGTGTCGGACATCAACGCGAACCCGCGGCGCTCGCCTTCCGGCAGCTTCTCGGCGAACCGTGCATGCTGCCCGCTCATCTTGGCGATCGCCGTCGCCAGGTCGTCCTTCGTCATGGGTTCGGCCCTTTTGCTGATAGCGCCCTGGTCGTTGATCTCGTAACCCGCCGCGGCCAGCGCGGCGCCGCGCATCGCCTGCTCGATGCCCTCGGGCACCACGCCCTGGATGTGCGCCTGGAATTGCGCGAGCGTGGCATCGACCGCGCCCTTCTTGTCGGTGACACCTTCGTCGCACATGATCGAGGCGATGGAGGCGCCCAGCGCGTTGATCGCCTCGCCGAACTCTTCCAGCATGTCCTGCGCGTACTCGCCGGTCTCGACGTCCGCCTGCGCGGTCTCGAAATCGGTCGCCTTAGCGATGCCGATCGCTTCGAGCAGCTTGCGCACGAGGCCTTTCTTGACTTTCCAGTCGTCGGGCAGCGCGCCGGTCAGACCCAAGGCGCGGGCGCGGCGGATGATGTGCTGCTTGATCGAGGCGTGCGGCGCCTTGCCGCGGCCGATCGCCGCGATCGCGTTGTGCAGGTCGGTCGCGTTCTCGATCGGATAGCCGCCGCCGGACATCGCCGCACCCGAGGTCTCGGCGGCACGACGCTGGTCGGTGGTGAAGCTGCGCTTCAGGTACTCCAGCGCGGCATCGGGCAGTGCGTCGGACTTAGCAAAGTCGTACAGGGACTCAGGCGTCACGTCGCTGCCTCCGTCGCGCTTCATGATCAGCACCTTCACGCCTTCGCCGGCACCTTTGTCGACAGACGCCACCTCGGTGATGCGCAGTTGTTCGAGGATGCGGGGCATGGCTCATGCCTCCCGTGATACGGCTTTCCCGCCGATGCTGAACTCCGGCCGCTCGCCCCGCTTGTGGGCTGCCCACAACGCCGGACTGTCCACCTTGAATCCCGTCCACCAGCCGACCATCCCAAGATC